GTTCGAGGCGATGCCGATCATCCTCGGTCCAGCCCGTTTGCGCGCTGTTGGCGATCAAGCGGTTCACATGGGTCTTGATAATCACGCTCGGGGGCGTGGATGCTGCCATAGCCATATAGCCGGTCTCCTCTGTGGCGTCAGCCGTGGTGTGGGTGCCAGGCACCGGGATGAAACTCGTGTCTTGCTGGACCTCGTCGATGTCCGGCAGGAGCGTGATGACCTCGTTGGCGACGGTCCAGTAGCGGCGGCACAGGGCGCCGCCGCAGTGATAGACAAAGAACTGATTGACCGCGTCGACGGATTCGACCCACATGGGCATCTGGTGCTGCCCGGCTTCACGCACGAGGCAGGCTTGCAGAGCTTGCCGCAGGTCCTGGTCGGTCTGGTGTGTCGTGAGGGTCGCGTCCTGCTCCTCGGGCTCCTCCTCATCCTCTTCCTCAGCAGGGACCGTCACGGGCGTCTCGTCGTCCTCCTCAGGCTCAGTGGGGTCGGCGTGTGGCGTCTCATGGGTCACGAGATCGCGGACCACATGCCAGAGGCGTTGTAGTCGTGGCACGGACGGCACAGGGTCCATGGCAGATTCCTCATGAGGACAGGTACAGTGGGTGGGATCAGCACAGGCGCAGCCCTGCGTTGCATCGTGGTGCAGCCGTGGCGCCCCGCAGCCACCCCCTTCGCTCGACCAACTACAGGCACCGAGACTATTCGGCAGCAGCGCCAGATGATCGGGCTCAATGACCGTGTGAATTTCGGCATAGGGTGTGCCCAGAAAGACGCCCGCCTGCTGGACGCCGACACTAAAGAAGCCCGTGGAGACTTCGAGCGGGTCTTGCCGCTGGAGCATCTCATAGGCTTGCAGGGCTTCCCCGCCGAGGGCCTCGACGCGGGTCGTGTCGAGCCAGATGTCCGCTTGCAGGCTGCGCACCGCATGCCCGGAGCGATAGCCCGTCCCGAGGCGACACTGGCTGAGATGCCCGATACAGAACTGCTCCAGGACGGCGGGATCTTTCGCGCTCAGTGGGAGCCCAGCGGCATCACGGGGATGCCCAATGGTGACGGGGATAAACTCCCAGGCATCCGGGATCAGGGCCTCTTCGACAATCAGGCCATCATTGAGCACGCCACAGACAATGAGCACCGCAGGGGCGGTGAGGAAGGGAGCATCGGCGAGGGTCATGGCAATCGGGGGGACGACGAGGGCGGTATTGACGGTGAGACGTTGTTTGGTCGCGAGGGCGGGCGGGCCAACTGCGCCCGATGCCTTGCGGATCGCCTCGCCTTCACAGGCCTTGGTGTCCTTGTTCTTTTTCATACAGGCGTTGTATGAGGACCTCGCCACAGCTGCCCACATTCTGGCCTGCTTGTCACTAAGACCTTTTTTGTGCTTTCTTGCCATCTTCGTATCGAACGGCGGCATAGATCGCTGCTTTCTGCGTGACGACAAAAAAAAGAGCCGCACCCCCTGGAGAAGGGGTGCGGCTCAGGCAACGCTGGAGGCCGATCATCTCGTATGAGCGATGTACTATGTCAGAATGAACCGATAGAATGATGCAAGGATTGTGCCAGAGAACCGTGGCACGTCGTCAGAAGTATTGGGAAGAATGGAACGATTTGTCAAGGAGTATTTTTGGGGCGCGGATGCAGGGCGGCTCGGGTGCCCCCCGCATCCTGAATCGTGACCGGGCCCTGGAGGCGCTGCGACCGCGGAAGGTGGGATGGGGTACCGGCGGGCCGCGCGGGGGCCGGCACATGGAGCGCCGCGTCGAGGGCCGTCGCGTCAATCCGCCAGTTGGCGCCGATTTTGACCCCGGCGAGTTGCTGCGTCCGGAGCCAGTTGCGGACGGTTCGAGGATGCACCCGGAGGAGCGCCGCCACTTCGAGCGGCGTGAGCCAGGCCGGAGGATCGGCAGCGTGCCCCATCAGATCTCCTTCCGCGCGGCAAGGCAGGTCACCGGCAAAAACATCCGTCCGTCCGCAATGACCGCAATGGCGTGGCAAAATCCGTCACAGTGAAACCACCCACGCCAGCATATCCCGACGCTATGACAGATCGGGCACGTCCCTCCATCAAGCGCATACCAATAGCGGGCAGTTGTTTCTTGCCACCAGCCGGGTGCATTCGGGATCTGAAAGGCGGTTGGTACGCGGAGGATCATGCCGGCCTCCATTCCTGCCACTGCGCCTGCGGCGCCTGATTATCGAACACCAGCGTGCCGTCGATCCAGACTTCCAGGCGATAGGCCCGCGGGCTATGGGCCTCGCCACTCCAGTCGTGCACGCCTTCTTCTTCAAACCAGTAGAGGTCCGTGATGACCTCGCGGACGCCCGTCTCGAGGTCCGTCGCATAGAGGGTGAGGGTCATGGTGTCGCCAGGGCGGCTTCGAGCGACGCCTTGTGCTGCTGCAAGGCCGCGCGCTTCTCTTCCTCGGGGGCGAGTCGCGCCAGTTCGCCCGTCACCCGCGCCAACTCATGGGCCTGCGCATCGCGTTTGAGGTCGCGGATGCGGCGGTCGAGCGCCAGGGCCTTGTCCGTCACCCAGGGCGGCGGCGTGAGATCCTGCTGCGTATACTCGGTGTGCAGTAAACGGAGTTCGGCTCGCACCGCGATACAGTCATGCAGCGCAAGGGATGTGAGGGCCTGGCCCTTGTACTCTCGGATGCTAATGCCGAGCATACGATGTCTCCCTTTCTCGAAAGTGCCGTGGGACGCGGAGGGCTTGCTCCAACGTGACCAGCGGCGTCGCCATAATCTCATCCAACAAACTATAGCGTTGCGTGCGCATCGTCTGCGCGAGGCTCTCCAGGCTCACTTGATCCACCGTCGTGAGCGGAAAGACCTGATACGGGATCCCCGCGGATTGACACGGCCCTGAGAGCCAGTCGGGGTCCTGCCCCGCAACCCGGTAGAGATAGACCGGCACCTGCTTCTGCGCCCACGCACTATAGCGGGCATAGGCCTCCACAAAGGATGGGAGATGGCGCTCGCCCCCATCAGACACAATGCCAATCGCATCCAGCCGCCACTGCCGTTCGAGGGCTGCAGCCAGGCCACACCCAATCGACGTGCCGCCGTTCGCCGTCATCGTCTGGCCAATGGCTTGTATTGCCGCGTACGATTGCCCCGTGACCTCCCGAAAGTACGGCTCATGATTGAAGAAGCAGAGCCAGACCTGCCCGCGCGTCTGCCGGGCGACATACGCGGCCAGGCGACAGCCCGGCTCCATCGCCGTCGTCATCGAGCCGCTGATGTCAATCAGCCACAGCCAGTTGCCCTCAATCCCCGCGGCCTGCTCGAGTTGCGCCTCCGCAATGGTCTCCAGCTCCGCGGTGAGTCCCGCATCGTCGGCCCCGGCCTCCTGGGCTTGGCGCAGCGTTTCCCCGAGCCCCCGCTGGCGCTGCTGGGTACTGCGCGCCGTCGCGGCCTGGAGCGCCCCACGCGTCATGGCGACGGCGTCGCCGCCCCAGCGTTGGATGGCCTTCCGGCGCCTAAGAAGTTGCGCGGGGGTATACCGATCCAGCATGGCGGCCAGGATCGCAGGTTCCTGCAACCGATGGCTCAGATACCCTTCGGCCACCAGCGCCGGAATCTCCTCCGCCCGTAGAAAGCCCGCGACCTCATCGGCCTCCCACTGGGCACACTGCTGGAGGCGCGCAAAGACACTCCCCCGCGGAGCCTGCCCGTCGAACAGCCATGCCTGCGCACGGAGATCGGGCTTCGTATGACTCAGCACATAGAGCGCCTTGAAGCGCGCCTTAAACTGGAGCGCCGTGCGGTCCCACCAGGGCTCACAGGCTTCCCGCGCCCGTAAATAGGCATGCGTCGTCGTGCGCAGTCGCCGGCGGGCATGACTGCGCAGCCCGACGACCTTCCCAAAGGCCCAGGCCGTCACGAGATCGCGGGGACTGAGACACGCCAGCAAGGCCAGTGCCTGGTCCCGATAGGGGAGCGGATCACTCTGACCTGGCGCAGCGAGTGTCAGTACTGGCAAGGCAGTCTGGACATCGCGGATCGTCCCATGCCGCCGATTCCACGCCAGCGCATGCGCCACAAACGGCGCGTGGGTCGCGAGGGCCTGGCGCGCAGGCGCGATGTATGTCTCAAGCGTGCCATGCGCGGGCGTCATCAGGTGGCTCAGAATGGCCTGCGGCGTCAAGAGTGTCGGCTGTTCCGCCATAGCATCTTCCCTTCCAAACAGTCGCCCGCAGCAGCGCACCCGGCGTACTCACATGCTTCCGACGTGAAACCGTGTGCCGATACGAGCGACCTTCGTATGGGTGTGGAGGGTGCCTCGCAGGAGTGAGCCAGAACCTCCCTTGCGGGAGCAACGGCTGGATTTGAACCAGCTTCCGTCAGATTATCACTCTGATGCTCAACCTATGAGCTACGTGGAATCTTGCTCGATACGAGGCAATCTCAATTTATCAAAGTATGTGAAGGCATGCAAGGGAAAATATGTCACATGGCATACAAATATATAACGCTACCAAATGAGCTACGTCAGTAACCCTGTCCTCAAGGACAGAGCCTGATCACTACCACACGAACGCCAACTGGCCATGCGGTGACGTGATTAAATGAGGAGCACTGACATGCCCCCTAGTGGCCAAATTTTTGGCCGCGTTGAGATCGGCATGGGCCGTATGGCCGCACCGCAGACAGGAGAACTCCGCTTGACTGCGACGGTTGCGTTTATCGACATACCCACACTTCGCACAGGTGCGACTGGTATTGCGCGGATCCACGAAAAGAACAGCAATTCCAGCCAGCAATGCTTTGTAGGTGATGAACTGTCGCAGTTGCCGAAAACTCCAGCTATGCTGCTTGTTGCGTTGGCCTTTACGAACCGTGACCCGCGCCTGTATCCCCGTGAGATCTTCCAGGACCAACGCGCTCTGGGTGTCTTTGGCATGCGCCACAAGCTGTTTCGCAATGACGTGATTCGTATTGCGACGAAAATGTGCTTCAGTTCGCGCCATCTTCTTTAGACGGCGCTTTGCAGATCTCGTGCCCGTCGCCTGATAAGTCTGGCGAGCCTGCCCGCAGCGTTGACGGACCATCTCAACATGCGCGCCTGTGTAACTGTTCCCGTCTGAGTCCGTTGCAAGATTCACAATGCCCAGATCAATGCCGAGAAATCGCTTTGGTACTATAGGCGGAGCTTCCGGGGTGTCGAGCGTGACGAGCAGGTAAAACGCACCTTTCATCACTACAAGGTCTGCCTGTCCCTTGGCACGCGACCATTGGACCTTTTGATAGTCTCCCATTTGCATCGGAATAACCGCGCGCCCTACCAGAACTGTCAGGCTTGCATACTCTAAACCCTTAAACGACAGAATACGCTCGTCATAGACTATCGCACCATCTGGACGAAACGCGAGCAGTTGTGCCTTGTCGCGCTTATAAGCTTCTACGACCTTTGCAATCGCCCGGATCGCGAGTTGGGCCGACAAGCCAAAGCGCTGACGGATCTCCTGATACAGTACCTTTTGCAAAGCAAATTTTGAGGCGCAGCGATGTTCAAAGGCATACGCAGCAATCCACGTACATGCCGCATTGAAGGCGCGCATTGTGTCGAGCAGTAGAATACGTTGTTCAGGCGTCGGCAGAAGTTTGACTTGCAGCGTTGTCTTCATAGTGAGCAATTATATCACAAAGGAAAGTCTGAGACAAAAATATATAGCGGCATGCGCGGGTTATTCGTGACTCGCAGCAAGTTTGGTGAGATTGACGAGATGCGGGATGTTCTTCTTGCCCGCCGCAAGGCGCAGTTCAGTCGTGCTCAGTTCCTGGCGACAGACGTTGAAGATGATGGCGCCGTTCATGCCGGAGCGACAGATGGCGAGGAGCAGTTCGAGATGGCGGTTCGTCAGGCCATACGATTCCAGTTCGTTCGTCAGGAGCATATTGAGGGCCATACGCCACCTCTAGCGTTGCCGCGGCTTCGTCTGTTTGTCGTACAGACTGGTGAGGCGGGCGGTCACCGCATGCGCCAGCGGATTGTCCGGCCATTTATCGGGGTGACACAGGACAATCAACTCTTTGAGCGTCTGGGCATCAAGGGCGGGGCTGCTCGGGGCGGTCCGGGCCTGGGTGCGTGCCGCCTCAAGTTGGCGCTGGAGGCTCTGAATCAGCGTCTTCTGGACGGCATCCCGCCCTTGAAAGTCCGCCAACTGCAGCCGCGCTTGGTCCAGTTGCTCTTGCAGGATCGCGGCCTCAGGGAGACTGGCCCCAGGCCTCGGCGCGGTCCGCGTCGCCTGGGCGGTGGCACAGAACGGCTCGCCATCCGCCTCGGCATCGAGGTCGATATGAAAGAAGCCGAACGGGCGCCGGGGCGCGGCCTCCCGCTGGCGGTGAAAGAACTCCCGGAGCTTCTCACGGTCCAGGTGCGCTTGGCGGTCACGATCGGACTGGGTCGCCATGGGATTCTCCTATGCGATGCCTGCGACAAGACTCGTGCTGCAGACACAGCGGCAATTCGGGTGGACGCTGGGAAAGAGGACGGGACCGATCGGGGTTTGAAAGGCCTCGTCCAGACCCACGCCGTCCGGATTCAGGGCGGGAATGGCCGCACAGATCGCGCAGGCATCCTCGACCACATACCAGTATCGGCGCACCGCGCTCGCACTGATCGGCCCGCCCTGGGTCGCCTGGCGCGTCGCAAAGTACAGGCCCGCATTGGCAAAGGTCACGCCCTCACTGGTCGCGATCTGTTGCGCTCGCGCTCGCAGCGCCTGAGAGGTCGCCTGGGCGAGGATCTGCTGGACCTGGCGCACATGCTTGCCCTGGCGCTCCAACCGTCCCTGGAGGAGGGTGAGCGTCTGCTGCTGGCGCGGGGTGAGCCCAAACGTGTCGCGGATGGCCCGGGTCCGCACGATGAGTGACGCCCCCGCCTCCTGGCCCTCGCGCACGACCTGCGGCACGGTGCGCAGCGTGGTGGCAGTGATGTCGCGCACCTGCGTGCCCACATACTGCGTCAGCCACTGCTCGACGTCTGGCGTGCCGGCGACAAAGAGGAGCCGCTGTCCAAAGAGCGCGGTCAGACTGGGAAAGCTGGCCTGGACGCCCTCCACGAGGATCCGTGCGCCCAGGGTCAGCAGATCCCGTCGGGCCGGGCTCGTCACCGCCTGATCCCAGATCAGCCCCGCCAGGGCACTGATGGCGAGCAGGTTCGGGCTCTCCAGCGCGTCAGGCACCTCGCGGTAGGCATGCAGG